AGAAGCCGGGGAGATATAAAATCTTTAAGAAGTGCCTGGCCCAAATTTAATGATGCCTTTTGTGATGGATTGGAATGGAGAACTATCACCGTAGTTGGTGCTAGACCTGGTACCGGAAAGACTTTATTTATGGAACAGCTGATTGGTGATATCATAGAGATGAATCAAGATCAGGAGTTTAGAATATTAAAGTTTCAGATGGAAATGGTTGATGAAACCAGTGGTATAAGAAAATTTAGTCTGAATACAGGTGCTGATTACAATACCCTGATGAGTAAGGGTAAGAAAATTGACAAAGCTCTTTTTATAAAGTGTCAAGAATATTATAACAGTACTGCTGAAAATGATATAATTGATGTAATTTATGATGCATGTACTGTTGATGAAATGTGTGCAACAATTCATTACCAAATGCAAAAGCATTCTACATTAATTATAGATGAAGATGGGAAAGAGAAAAGGGAGTACACTAATATGCTTGTTGCTATAGATCACTCAGCTTTATTTAAAAATGGTAAGGGACAAAAAGATAAATTTGAAATGTTAGGAGCTTTAGGTGAGGCACTCACCATGTTAAAGAAAAAGTATCCAGTAGCTTTTGTAGTCCTCAGTCAGTTAAATAGAAACATAGATGATCCAAAGAGAGCTGTAGAGGCTGATTATGGTAATTATGTATTAGACTCAGACATTTATGGGTCAGATTCATTATTACAACACGCGGATGTAGTACTTGGTATAAACAAACCTTCTCTAAGAAAAATAAGACAGTATGGTCCAGACAGGTATATCATAAATGATGAAGACATTTTAGTCTTTCACTTTTTGAAATCTAGAAATGGCACCACAAGAATAAGTTTCTTTAAACTTGATAGAGATAAAATGCGGATAATAGAGATACCTACTCCTGCATGTGCTACAAAGAAAGTATCAACACAGTAAATTTTAAGTATGAATATAAGAAAAGAAAGAGAAAAAGAGTTCTTTGTTGAACACATTGAAACTTTTAAAAAGCTGGGTCTAGCAGATCCGTTTTTTGTAATTAAAACTGCATTCTTCCAGAAAGGTAAATTTGGTAGACAAGTTCAGTTATTTGAATCTGAAATTGGTAAAGGTGAGGACATCTATATAGAGTTCTATGACAATGTTACTGATGATAAAGGTACTGTAACTGATGTAACTCCCTTCAATGAGGACAGACAGTTATTTAAGTATAAAGCTAATCCATTCTATGCAGAGGAGTATGAAACAAAAGAAGGTACAAACTTTAAAGGTGAGCCTTATATTCTTTATACTGTCCCTCTATCTGAATTGGTAGCAGTACTTAAAGATGGTACTGAGATAACTCATGCTCTTTATGAAAAGAGAAAGGATGATGCTAAGAGAGATAGTACTTTACCTAAACTACAAACAAGTTTATCATTGTTTCCTGATTTTGAAGATGAGTTTGCTCCTGCTAAGGCAATAGAACTGATGGATGAAAGTAATGGTGACACACTGTTGTTATCAGAAATTACACTAAAGGATTTTGCAGCAATTATGTTGATGAAACCTGTTAGTAATAAACCATGGTTAAATGATTTGATTAAACAAACAAAAAGTGAAATATGAGTATAGTACTTCCAACTAAAAAAGTAAAAGCAGAAAAAGTAAATCCTAAGAGATTGCTGATTTATTCTAAGCCTAAGACTGGTAAAACAACTGCATTTTCAGGGCTAGATAACAATTTAATTATAGATCTTGAGAATGGATCTGATTATGTTGATGCTCTCAAGATTAAGGTTAATAGTCTTAAAGAGCTTATTGAAGCCGGTAATTCTATTATTGAAGCAGGTAAACCCTATAAGTACATTACTATAGATACTGTAACTGCATTAGAGAGTATGATAATGCCACTAGCTGTAAAATTATACAAGAAAACTCAGATGGGTAAAAACTTTGATGGGGACAATGTAGCAAGTTTACCAAATGGTGCTGGTTATCTGTACATCCGGGAAGCATTCTTCAGTATTCTAGATTTTATTGATACCTTAGCTCCCCATATTATTTTATCTGGTCACGTTAAAGACAAGGTGGTTGATGATAAGGGTGATACAGTTATGTCTGCTAATATAGATTTAACGGGTAAGATTAAGTCTTTAGTATGTGCTAATGCTGATGCTATTGGTTACATGTATAGAAAAGGAAACAAGACTATTCTAAGTTTTAAGACTAATGAAGAAGTTACTTGTGGTGCAAGACCAGAACATCTCCGTAATGAAGAGATAGTGGTTACTGAAATTAATGAAAAGGGTGAGATGCAATATCACTGGGATAAAATTTATGTATAATAACAAATAAAAATAAAAAACAATGGGATTAAGTACAACTGACTTAGGAACTGGTGGCAGTGGGCTACCTAAAACAATTTCTCCGGGAAATCATGTGTTAAAGATTAATCATGTAGAGCTAGAGGACTTTAAGTTTATTGACAATGCATATCATTTGCTATTGCATACAGAAACTCAACCAATTGAGGGTTTTGATGGCTTTTTGCTTGATAAAGAAGATGAAAGCAAGGGTAGACATGCTGGTCAGATTGGTAAGGTTAAAGCAAGTCAATATGCATTTGCTGATGGTGTTACTAAGACTGGTATTAAAGTAGAGAGAGATAGATCTATCTTAATCTTTTTACAGAATTTATGTAAGGCTTTTGGTATAAATGAATGGTTTACTGAACAAGATGGTAAACATGATACTATTGAAGACTTTATAGATGCCTTTAATATAAGTGCTCCAATTAAGGATAAGTATCTTGAATTTTGTATTGCTGGTAGAGAGTATGAAGGTAAATCAGGTTATACTAACTATGATCTATGGTTGCCAAGAGGAGAAAATAGAAAATATGCATTTGGTGAGACAGAAGAGGGAAAAGTTATTACTTTTGATGAATCTAAACATTTGAAAAAATTAGAAACAAAAGAAGTAAAAAGCTTTGGGGATGATGATGATCTTTTACCTCCATCTAAAACATCTTCTGACTTCAGCCTAGACTAATAAGTTATAGGGGGAGTTAGAAATGGCTTCCCCTTAATTTTTAAACTAGGTAGTATGATTTCAACAAAGAATTTAATTACTGATTTAGAACAAGTCCCCAGAGAATGGGTCTTTGAATATTATCTTAACCTGAAGGAAAAACTAACAGGTCAAGATGTAAAAATGCTATCTGCATTTAATGCCAAGGACAAAGTTCCATCCATGTTTATTTATTTTGATGTAGCCTCTGGATTTTATAAATTCAAAGACTTTTCATCTGGTTATCAGGGAGATTGCATTGAGTTGGTAAAGCATTTGTTTAACATGTCTGCAAGAGGGCAAGCTACAAATAAAATACTTCTTGACTATCAGTTGTTTCTTAGAAATAATACTACATATACTCCTGAAGCTGCTATGTTTCATGATAAGTACAAGGTAGTTGATTATGAAATGAGGCACTGGACTAACTTTGATCAAACATACTGGATGAGTTTTAAACTGGGTTCAGGAATGCTTGATAGATATAATGTAGTTCCTCTGGCTTTCTTTACTATGAGCAAAACTGAACAGGATGGTAGTATAACCTCTCACATATTTAGAAAATCCCATATTTATGGTTATTTTAGAAATGATGGTAGCTTGTATAAGATATATATGCCAAAGAACATTCAGAATAAATTTATCAAGGTTGAGAATTATATCCAGGGTGTAGATCAGTTAAAGTATGATTGCAAATATCTTATCATCACATCTTCACTTAAGGATCTAATGGCTTTTAATAAACTAGGTATTAGTAATATTGAAGCTATTGCTCCAGACAGTGAGAATACTATGATAGGAGAAAAGGCTATTGGAGAACTAAAACTCAAGTATCATAAGATAGTTGTGTTGTTTGACAATGATGACCCTGGTATTAAAGCAGCACAAAGATATTCTGACATGTATGGATTTAGCTATATATTGCTACCAATGGAGAAAGATCTTTCAGATTCAGTCAAAGTGCATGGTATAGATAAAGTAAGAGAAACATTATTTCCACTATTAAAACAAGTATTATGAAACCAAAAGAATTAAAAAAGTATAAGTATTTCTTTATAAATAATAAGGAAGATGCTAAAATTATTTTTGACTCTACAACTGTTCAAGAGGCAACTATTAAACTATCTAAAATGGTAAGTACAGTAGCTGATTGGTATATGAAAAGAAAAAAACTTTAATCATGAGTTGGATGTATCAAGGTAGAGAGTTTACTAACAGTATGATTCCTGAAGGAGCTGTAGGATTTGTGTATGAAATGGAAGCCATTATTGATGGTAAGTCTGTAAGGTACGTAGGTAAGAAGAATTTTTACTCTACCACAAAAAAGAAGTTTGGTAAAAGAGCTGTTGCTCAGATGACAGATAAAAGAAACAAGAAATATGAGACTGTTTCTAAGGCTAGTTATCAGAATTACTATAGTAGTAATGCAGTTCTTAAAGAAGCTCACAAAGCTGGTATACCAATCAAAAGGTATATGGTTAGGATATGTTTTTCCAAGATGGAACTCACATATTTTGAGACTAAGTATCAGTTTTTGAGAGAGGTTCTTGAAAAAGATGAATATCTAAATGGAAACATTCTAGGTAGGTTTTATAAAATCAAATAATATGACAGAATTAAAATTAACAAGCCTCCTATTTAGGTTGGCTGATTTTGGTATTACAGGTGTTAAAGTAAAATATGATGGTGGAGGAGACTCTGGTTCCATAGAATGGATAGGTTATACAAAAGAACCTTGTGAAACTCCAGAAGATGTACATGATAAGGTAGATGATTGGGCAGATGAGTGCAACCTAGCAAAATTTGATCAAGATGCTTATTATACAATTGAATCATTTGTTGAAGAAAAACTTCTTAATGATGTAGAAGATTGGTGGAATAATGAAGGTGGTTGGGGTGAAGTTGGTATTTGTGTTCCTTCAGGAAAATATATTATTAATAATCATGTAAGAATTACTGAGACTGAAGATTATTTTCATAATGGTAGTTTGTTAGATAAAGTAGAAGAAGACTAATGGAAGATTTTGAAAGATGGTTAATAGATGAGTTGGAAACTCAAACATTAACAGATGAACTAAAAAGTGAGATACTTCAAAAAGCTCAAGATTTACATCAAGATGCTTATGATGAGGGTTATGCTCAAGGTTATGGTGAGGCAAAACATGAAATTATTAATCACATAACATATAATATGTAATGGCACATCCTTGGCAACATGCAAAATCATCAGCTAAGAAGTTTGGTGGATCTCCTGTGGATTATCTAGCAATACATAACTGGTTTGATGAAACTAAGGCCTGGGTAGGTCATAGTATGCATAGAATGTTTAGACATCATAGTGAAGGTATATTTGAATGTGAGCAAAGATTTGGTATGGTAATTACCAACTCTGACGGCAAAGATGTATATGTAAGATATGTTGGTGAACAGCATGTCAAGGAAGATTGTAATAATTACATCCCTACTGCAAAAGAATGGGTAGATATGATTGAATCTGGTAAGCCTGAGAAATGGGCAATAAAAACATTAAAAATTGAAGACTGATGGCAAAAATGATTTTTAGTAAAGAAGAGACAAGAAACTTGCTTATGATGTTGCAATCTGAAGATGCAGATAACCATCTTATAGCATTTGAGTCTCTAAAGAATATTGATTTTGAGAAGTATATAGGAGAACTACTAGTTCTCTATAAGTATGGTGGACATACTATGGATAATTGGAGAGCAAACTGTAATAAAATAGCAATGAGGCTCCAAAATACATTTGTAAGTGAAGTACCACTTAGTAGTCCTAAGACTTTAAGTCTGATTACAAAACACAAAGGTTCTAAAGCTTCGGTTGAGCTATTTATGGAATTCTTTATTAGAGATATGTCAAGGATGTTAGAGTCTATTGGCTATCCTACAGACAAATTTGAGATAAACATTAAATTTAAAGATGATGGACAAACAACAGAGTCTTAGTAAAATTGCAAAAGAGTTGATGCTGAAAGAGCCCTTTTATGGGTTCTTTCTTATTGCTCTAAATAAAGTTTGGGGTCAAAAAGTTCCTACAGCAGGTGTAAGTAAGAATAATATTAATTATCAACTTGCAATTAATCCTGACTTTTGGGAAAGTCTTAGTGATGATCACAGACTTGGTTTACTTAAACATGAATTGCTACATATTGCATTTGGACATCTCACTACTTTCTTTAAGTTTAGTGATAAGAGACTTGCTAATGTTGCAATGGATATGGAAATCAATCAGTATATATCTAAAGACTGGCTACCGGAAGGTGGTATTGATATAGATAATTATGCTGACTTAAATCTTGATCTAAAAGCAGGTTGTAGATATTACTATGACAAGCTGAAACAACTACAAGATGAGAAAAATAAGAATGGTACTTGTGGTAATGCTCCTATGGATGAGTTACTAGATGCTATGGCAAATGGTGAGTTAGATGAACATGCTACATGGGAAGAGTTTGAAGATATGACTGAGGCAGAACAGAAGTTAATTGAGAAACAATTACAAAAAGTTCTTGGTGATGCTAAAGAACAAACTCTTAAGAAAAGAGGTACTGTTCCTGGAGAGATTGAAGGAGTAATTATCATTGAAGAAGTTACTAAACAAAAATTTAACTGGCGGTTATACATCAGAAGATTTACAGGTGTAAGTACTAAGGTATTTACTAAGAAAATCAGAAGAAAAGAGAACCGTAGATTTGAAGCTAATCCAGGTCTGAAAGTAAAAATGAGACAGCATATGTTGCTAGCTATTGATACTTCAGGTTCAGTAAGTGATTCTGAGTTACAAGAATTCAT